TCCGTATCACCATAAAGATAGCTTTGCTTTTCTCAAGGAAGTAAAGAAAGTATTTAAACCAGATACTGTAGTAAACATAGGCGATCTCTTAGACTTCCATGCCATATCTATGCACGACTCAGATCCTGATCTACCAAGTGCAGGTCATGAGTTAGCAATGGCTAAAGATTACATAAGAGAATTAGAGTCTGTATTCCCAGAAGTAACAGAAGTTCATAGTAATCATAGTTCATTGGTATATAGAAGAGCCTTGAAGTATGGAATGTCAAGAGAATTTCTTAGACCATACTCAGATTTCCTGGGAACTAAGAAGTGGAAGTGGGTTGATGACCTAACTTTAACCATGTCTAATGGGGACAGAGTCCACTTCACTCATGGTAAATCAGCAGATGTTCTCAAGGTATCTCAGGCTATGGGTATGTCATGTGTCCAAGGGCATTACCATACTAAGTTCAGCATAGGATACTGGGCAAACCCTGATAGATTATACTGGGGTATGCAAGTAGGCTGCTTAATAAATCAAAAGTCCCTAGCGTTTGCTTATGCTAAGAACTTTAGTACTCGGTTTATTGTTGGGTGTGGAATTATTATTGATGGTATCCCACGCTTGTTGCCCATGGTATTGAACAACAAGGGGGATTGGATTGGTAAGGTAGTTTAGTATTCTATCTCCTCTCCTGTTAATACAAACATATCTGGATCAATATACTCTATAGGTATGTTGTGATTGATAGCATACTCCACCTCTCTTTGTACTCCATTTGACTTATCCCAATTAGGTATCTGCAAAACATACAATGTTTCACTGGCGTGAAGAAAAGATAAGTCGTACTTCATCCACTCGTCTGTATCTAATTCAATAGGATGTACCTGCTGTATGCAGTGATGATGTGTAATCGGACTGTAGATATTTACACCATCCTTGAACAATAACCATGCCTGCCTTGTTACCATTCTAAACCTATCAGCTCGTTCTTCTTCTGAACTATCCCCTCCCAAACTATAAGGGCTAGCAAGATATGATATAGGTTTCTCAACGTCAGGCATGAGTTGTATGCCTCTTGTTTTCATTGGCTTCTTAGATAACCAGCCTTCCCTTTGTAGTAAGTCGAGGTATCTTTTAGCATTGCTTGGTTGTGTGCCAAACTTATCAGCTATCTCTCTGACTGTTGGGCTAATCTTATTGTCGTTAACATAGTCTTTGATATAGCCTAGTACTTCTTTTTGTTTCTTAGTTATCGCTGTGTTTAACATGTTCTATTCCCTCATAATAACTTACGTTCTTGTTCTTAATATTTTCCAGGGCACCATACCTCATAGAGTCCATAGTCTTTAGATGGTTAATGTCTAGCTTGTTACTAGTCCAGACTTCCTCTATTCCCTTGATGCTTGTTTGCTCTAGGACCTTATCTTTTAATAGGTCAAATAGGTTTTGATAGTATTCATGACGCATTGTAAAACTCCCTTAAATGTTGTTGCCCTTTAAATCTATAATCATCTACCAATGGTATACATAACCTTGCTTGGTTAGGCGTGAATGAAAAACAAAAGTTATTCATTTTATTTACCAATACCTTAGCCTCTTCCAAGATAGATTTGTCTCCATCCTCTTTGAACTCCGCTTTATTTTTGGTAACGTATAGGAACTTGACAGTGTAGTTATCTTTTCCAGCTTGGTAAATTGCCCGCTGTAGTTTATGACTCCAGCTCATCTCTGGAGGCATCCTCAATGTAGTCTTGAGATCTACAATCAGTCCTTGATCTGGATACACTAAGTCAAGGTACCCTATTATATCAGCTGACCAGTTGTTATCTGTATCAACTAAATCAAACTCAATCATGTGTTGCTTACCATCTGGCAGTACATCTGGTATTCCATAATCAACTAACGCCTCATAAGCGTTCTTTAATATAGGAGCTATAACTTCTTTTTGTTTGTTATGCTCGTCAACATCCCAGTGTTTGTACTCGTCATATAAATCCAAGGCTCTTTGAGTAGCCTGAGCTAGTGTCAGGTTCTCAGTGAGTACAGTAACAAGTCCCTGCTCAATCACTGTACCTCTATCCATAGCTGGGGATCCACCCTGATCCATGCCAAATCCATACCTGAGTATCCACATAGATAGGTTATCTTTGAATGTATTGATGTTGCTGGCGGATAAGTGTGGCTTGAAACCACACTCTAAATCTATCCACTTTTGTATGCCATTCAGGTTATGCATCTGAACCACCGCTGTTTGCCATCTTTGCTTTTATAGATATGCCACTTAGCTTTTCATACATGTCCTTCATAGCCTGGGTTCTTTTAGTGTTTGGTGTTGTTCTCCATTCCTCTTTAAACCTAGCTATGTCGTCAGCGTTATGTTCTGAGAATGCCTTGCATTGAATAGGGTCATCCAGTTCATACTTAACTAATTGTTTCTCTAACAGTTTAATAGTTATATCCTGCTCTTGTTCTGACTCAGTGTCATCAGTAACATTAAATAAGAATATCTTTAGGTAAGCGGTCTTGATTGCATAGCTTGTCGCCTTGCCAGCTCCCTTGTCTTGTGTGTCTCTACCTTGCCCAACATAATCTCCAATGACTATTTGTTCTCCAGTATCTATATCAGTTATTTGTATAGCAACTGTTACCCAAGTGTCGTTGCCTTCATGGCTACTTGATTTAATGTAAGGCAGTATCAACAACCCATGTTCCATGGCAGATTCTTTAACCTTTTCTGTTACTTCCCAATGTGGTACTGGCTTGTAATTCATGCCAGGTCTTTGCTCGCCTTGCAAAACATCCTTCATTGATTGCTGCATGTCAAAAATCTTTTGGTGTATTGTTCTTTTAGTTTCTTTTTTATCAGTCATAATTATACTCCTTGTCTCTGATTAAAGTTAGATTCTATTTCCGCTAGTTGTTTTCTGTACAAGCTTTCAAATATAGCTCTTGTATTAGTTAAGTTTTGTATATGCAACTCAAGGATTTCTCTGGGTATCCCGTATCTATCCATTAAGATATACAAATCATCTGGTGCCTTATCTTTTATTAAGTCAATGTAATTGAGGTTTAGTTCAAGAAACTCTGCCCTGTTCATCTCCTTAATCTTGTCGTTGTAAGTCATCCTCCTTACTTCATGCTCGACTTCTTGCCTTGTGTTATTCATGGTAATCCCTCCTATCTGATAACTCTACCATTCTATACAAATAATCCTGTACTATACCAACATCAAAGCTGTCTTTTATACCAAGATATGTGCATACTTTGTTACATAAATCTTTGTATGTATACTCGTTGCTCCAGTCCTCAATGAATTGGATGCTGTTTACTTTGTGTTCTATCTCAAGAACATATTGCCCTAATCCGCTCATGATTTTTTACCTCCGTTAATAATGCTATTGATTAGATGATATAAGCTGTTGTCTTGTGCAGCTTGTTCTTTGTCTGACATGTTATATTTCCTTTCTTTTTATATGTATTATATATATATTGTTCATAGAAACAAGAACAAAAATGCTAATGTTGCTAGTCCCCATGCAAAGATAGAAAGTCCAGCTCCTATCAATGCAATGATTGAAATTAATTCTAGTTTAGTTTTCATTGTTTACTCCCTTGTTAATTAGTTAAGCGTTGGCGTTTTTATCTAGCCAATTATTGACTACTTCTTCGCCCACTATATAAGCGTACATATTAACTACACTTTCAGGCTCTGATAAATCCGTTGTAACTTCTCCAAAGTTCTGTTGTTCGTACTCTTTAATAGTATCTATTACATCAAAAACATTATCACCTAGCCATTGTTTAGCTTGGTATCTACCAATGATATAATAATCAGTATTAAAAGCGTGATTATGCAAATCATCTTGCCAATGTGGGTCATTTTCTTTTAGGTATTCTAGATTCTCGTCTAGGTAATTATTGAAGTGTTCTTTTATTTCTTCGTATTTGTATGGTGTATTCATTTTATATTCCCTTTTGTTAAAAACTTGAACTGTTCTATAACTGTTCACTTGATTACAATATATAAAGTATATATATTTATAGGTCAATACTTATTTATAAAAAAAGTAAATAAAATTGTAAATTAATATATAACCTATTGAAATATAAGGATTAAAAAATGGACACAATACCAATTTATCTAAAGATACCAGCCAAACTTAAACAAATATTAAAACAATTATCAGCCCAGGAAGGTATATCAATGACTGTTCTTATTATAGAATGTTTAAGATTAGGACTTGCACATAGAAAAGAATTTAACAAAGAGCAAGATAAAAAGATTAATGAGTTATTACATGGAGCTGGGGTCAATGATTGATAAAATAAACCCACCACACTACAAGAACAAATCTATTGAAACTATTGACGCTATTGAGTCGCAATTATCGAGTGAAGAATTCAAGGGATATTGCAAGGGCAATGCTCTAAAATATATTTCTCGTAGTGGTTTAAAGTATGAGAATACAGAAGAGGAGGACTTGATGAAAGCTCAATGGTATCTTAATCGCGTTTTAAGCGTGCTACAGCGTCCAAAGATTAATAAAGGGTAGTATCATGGCAAAAAGGGAATCTTATGGCACTGAGAGAGCTCGAGGTGTCTTTTGTGTAATACCGCAGAGAGCTGTTCATGATACCAGGTTACAGAAAAGACCAAAGACTTTACTTGTTTTACTTGCCATTGCAAACTTTAGTAATAGGCAGGGCGTATCTTTTCCAAATCAAAAAACACTTGCAACTGATTTGAATATTAAACAACCAACAATATCCAAACATATTAAACTATTAATGGAGTATGGGTATTTAAGATATGCTACTAAGAAATTTAATAAAGCGTTATCATATAGGAGTAATGCTTATTTCATGGTATTTGATGATAGTATTACAGAAGAAGATGCGAAGGCTATTCAGAATAGTAAAGACTTAGAGCAGATAGAGCAGCAAGATAATCATAATATGAGTAAACTTATCAACAAGGATGTGGATAACTTAACCACTAAAGAACCTAACAAACCACCTAATATTCACTCTGAACGAATACCAGATATTCATTCAGAAGGAATAAGTAATAGAGATATTAATACTAATATAAAGTATATAAGTATAAGTAAGGATATAATTAATTCATTTAAAAAGATACTAGAACAAACTTACGGACATGTAGCTATATGGAAAGAACAAGATGCTGAGATAGTTTCTACATGGTTACGTAAGGGACATAAACCAGAATACATATTAAGTAGGATCAAAGGTTACTTGGAATATAGAAAGAAGAACGGGCAGGATAGCATTAAGAGGATCACATACTTT